ATACCTTTGTCTGCACATAACTCTTCGTTTGTTCCGGCATTTACCCAATGCTCTTGTGCTAGCTTGACTTTTTCTAAATGGTTTACGCCGATCAAATCGTCTTTGAGCATAGATCCTTCTTTTGGAAGAATTGGAAATGACACAACTACGTCGGTACCGCCTGAAGACCAAACTGATTCTTCAACCATATGTGGATTTGTATTTTGAATTGCCTGAGTTACCTCAGACTCTTTATTCATTTGAACATTACGTATGTACATGCTAGAATGCTCAGCGTGAATACCGCTAGCAGTTTGCAATAGAACCGAAGCGTTGCCGCTTGGCTTGACACAAGTCGTTCTAGCCGCTGCGTTGATTCCAATAACTTCTGCAACTTCTCTGTTGACTTGTTTGACAATATTTGCCCCTTCCTCAAGTATTTCTGCATTAAATAGAATATCGGGATTATTCATCCATCCTGTAATTGATACACCAAGCAAAGCTTCACGATCAAAAATATCCTTAGTTGTATCTGGTAGGAATTTAAAGTCGGTGTAACCTGCCTGAAGGGTACCTAAGATCGCACCAGCGCGGCATGCAAGAAAGAAATCTTCTTTAGTTACACATTTACCACCATTAATTTCTGTAAGATTACATCCTTGCCAACCAGACTTACCATCAAGCTGTGGGAACATTCCGATCTCAACACATGGATTAGTTGTATGTTCTTTTGACTCTACAAACACAAAACCAGGTTCGCCAAATTCTCTTACATTAGTCATTATATTACTAAACTGTTCAGGCGTAGTTTTATCTCGAACAATAACGGCAGAGTTATTTGATCGGCCACGTTGTGGATTATCAACAAACCAATTACCGGTTTTAGCTGACATCATTTCTTCGTCGTCAGGTGAGAACAAACAAATAGTAGCTGAACGTCGAACCCCGCCTGATAGTACGGCATCAGCGGTATGCATACAAATATCATAAACATTAATTGGCCGCAGCGCAATTGATTCCTTTGTATCGATTACAATGTCTTGCAACAAATGTTCAATCTTATCGAGAGCGCGCCGCAAGCCATCTGGGCCAGGTGCTTTAAATCCACCAGAAATTTTAGATCCCTTTGGACGGATATTTGACAAATCAAAATAGACTCTGCGACCAGCATAGTCTGGATATTTACCGCCATTTGTAAAATAGGATGACATAAGAATATCAACAGCGGTTGCCCATCCTTCAATGTCGTCTGTGACTACGTGAGTTTTTGCAGGCTTGCTTCGTGCTGTGATCTTTGGAAGTCTGCCAATATGATGCTCTTGTACTGAGAATCCTGCACCAGCGCCGCACAATAAAATATAAAAGATTTCACCAAAAAATTCTGGCCGGTCTGCATATGAAGAAGTACAGTTGTACATTCTCATTTGATGCTTAAGCAATTGCTCTCCGCCAAACTGTAGGGCACGTTGCGCGCCTAATACTCTTTGTTCTTTATAGGCATGTCTAGCTTCTTCTAAATAAGACTTTAATCCGTTATCATTTTCTTTATATTGATTTGCGTGCATTTCGATCACGCGATCTACAGCTTCCTCCCATGTTTCGTACCTTTCATTTTCGTCGTTAAAGCGTGAGTAACTATCGTAAAACTTTGTTTCAGACAAAAGTTTACGTGTGTCAACAGAAGCTGTTGCCATTGCAATTTCCTTTATGTAAATGATTTTCTCTTATTGTGGTATTATATATCAAAACCACGTCTTTGTAAATAGCAATATGTGCTATATCTGTACTAAATATAGCAATATATTGTAAAAAAAATTAAATATTTTTATTTGTCGATTTCTTGGATTTGTGTTTCATAATACGCGATAATTTCATTTTGTTGAAGTATATATCTGCGTAAATCAGCTATGCCTAATGACAGGTTTTCATAGCCCTTTGGCGTAATAGCCATGAAGGCGGCAACACCACCGGCTTCTTTAATTCGTTCAATAGCTTCTTCTAAGTTATCTTCATTCACGACAAACCATTGAACGTCAGGCATATCAACCGGTTTCGGTGGTGCCTGTGTCGGAATATTTGGATAAACAAATTCTGTCTCAGTTACTACTATCTGTTCCGGTGTCTTCGCGCAACTCGCTAGTAGTAGAAGGAGAGGTATCAGATAAAATATTTTGTATGAGTCTGTCCACGCCACGATTAATTCTCCGTTCAAGATCGGCAGGATCTTCAAGAGCCTCTCTTGTTATATCAATTTGACTAAATCTTTTTCTAAGCCTATCAAGTCCGGCTTCAGACTTCTGTAATGCTTCCTGAAGTTCAACGATCATCAAAGCATTTTCACCAGCTTCATCTTGTAATTCAGTTACAGTTCTTTCTAAGGTTTCAGTTGCACCTTTTAGTAAAACATTATTTTCTCTTAACTGTGCTTTCTCAGCTTCTGAGTTTTGGTAATACCAATATGCGGTATAGCCAATTCCACCAAACGTAGCTACTAAAAAGCAAAAGAGATAAATTCTAATCATTATCTAAATATTTTCTAAAACGTTTTAGAACCTTAGGGTCTCTATCTTTTCTTCTACGTTTATCTATAACAACGGTTCCTGATGGATTATCTCCGGCTCCTACAACAGATCCGGTCGTTGTTCCAATGTTTTCTTGAGCCTTTCTAATAGCGTCAGGAGTAGGTGCACCCTTTTCTCCTTTTTTACGCATCTTTTTACCAGCCCTGCGTTTGGCCCATATGTTTGCCCAAAGTCCTGCTTCATTCATTTGATAAGCTCCATTGACGATATGTGTATTTTTTGATTTGTACTCACATGAATGGCTTCGTAAATATCTATACCATATACATCATCTATAGGATACGCATTCTCTTGTACTCTAACTTTATCTTTTGCCTTTACTATATCTTCGAAAGAAGAACTTAGCATTTTATTATTTTGCAATCTATAGGTTCCAGGAGATAGCATTCTATCATCACAAACAAACCATTTATTTTCTGCTAACATAAACTCCTTAGAGTCTAAGCCTAATTCTTCCATAATCTTTTCAATAGATTTTTCTGATAGATTGCCATCTTCTTTAATTAAATAAAGGGCCGATGCGTATGAGCCAATTTTTCCACCAGGTATAAGTCTTTTAATATTGTAAACAAGCCGATGAAAGGGCGTGTATATGTTTTTTTCTTCTTCGCCTTTTGCCTTACGAAGCTTTTTACCTTTTTCGTCGATAATACCCATACGATATGCATCAGTCTTCTCAAAAGGTGTCACCAACAACTTAAGAAATCTAAATGTGTATACTAAATCGGCTGCTCTTTTAATAACACCCATTATATTTTCCTTAACGTTTCAACCACCAAATCATCCATACTATATTCTGTATATTCAGTATTTTTAATATATCTTAGAAATATAAGAAACGGTTTAATGACTGGCCAATGTCTTTGATCTAATTTTAACTCTAATATTTTACATCCAGCTTCAATACCAAACATATTAAAAATAACAATAAGATGATTAAGAATCAATCGTTCTGATAATTCGTTAGTAGCTAAGTAACGATTTACTAATCTTTTAATATATTTAAATCTTTTCAAGTCTTCGTAAAAATCCTCTGAGCTTGCGACCAGAGGATTATGATAGTTTTGTGCCGCATACAAAAGCAGGTTGCTCTCGGTTACATTATCAAATTTCATTATATTTCCAATAATAAGTACTTTGACTTATTTATCAGTTATCCACAACTTCCTTTAGTTCTTCAATTAGAAGGTCTTTACCTTTTCTACGATCTAACTCAACACCCATAGTTCTGCCATGAGCTTCAAGTTCCATCTTGGTCATTTCATCTAAGCTTTTGTGGTTCGGCGGCGCTTCATTAAGTTGAGTGGCGACAGGCGGTTCAACTTTTTCCCTTGGAGCTTTAATCGGCCTAGTAGATTTTTTTTCCGTTACACCCATATATGAATCGATGTCCTCTTGTGCTATCGCTTGAGATTTTAGTAATTCATTTGATCTAGGGTCCCTCCAACCGGTAAGTGTAGGGACCGCATTCTTCGCCCAGCTGGGCGGGTTAATTGCTGCCATTTGTAACTGCTCCTTTTACTGGATTAACAACATTCTTATCGCCCTTCATATTATCATTGGGGCGAGCCTTTGCTGAAGGACCTTTACGACCAGCTTCTGCTGCATCGACGTGGCCTTTAGCTTCAGTATCATTTACTTCAGGCTTATGATCTTTTTTCATTTTCTTTGCAGAAGGTGAATCC